CAAAGTACTTTGACGCTGGTGCAGTCAGGTCGATGCCTGCTTTCACAAACGCTAGTTCTCTTTTTGCTACTTCAGATTCCGCTACCAACTTGCGTAGGTCGGCGGTTTCTTTCTCCAATTGTTTCATCCTTGCCCTAACAGGGTTTTGGTTTGATTCCATTTGGTCGTCGTTGTCGTAGTTGTCAATATCTGACATATGGCACTCTCGTTTCTGCCCACACCATGTCCGAGGTACGTGGTGGCTGCGGTTGATTGGTCACCCCATGTCGCCGTACGGTGCGGGGGATTCCCGTACAGGTTCCTACCGTTTAAGGTATCGTTTGTAACTATAACACAACTTATTTAATAATGTGTGCTATTGCCCTACGGTAGTAAGACCGACGTTGCGGTTTGATTGGGTGAGGGAGTTTTGTTCTGCGAACCCTCCGCCTTCTTGGAAGGTTGCTGTGCGTCGACGTTTAGTCATGGCTACTCGTTGTGCGGCTGCAGCGTTTGTTCCCAGTGAGCCTGCTACTAGTTCTTCTTGTGTCAACGCTTGTTCTCCTTGTAATGGGCGGGTGAGTTCTTGTAGTTGGGCTACGTTTGTAAAGGCTTGTCGGGCTATGTCTTGGGTTACGCCTTGTTGGACAAGTAGTTCTGCTGCTGGTGCTCCGAGGCTAATGCCTGCTTGTTGGCGGGCTTGTGAGGCTATTTCGGCTGCTCTGGCTGCTCTGACCACTGCGTCTTTGGTTCTAACAGGGTCTACGAAGAACGCTGCGAGTGTGCTGTCATCTAGTCCGTACATGCTTTTGAGTTCATTGACTACGGCTGGGTCAGCGTTTTTGACTGAGGCGTAGCCTTGGTCTACTCGGGTTTTGATTTCGTCTGGGGAAATGTCGTTGGCGATGAAGTTGGCGAAGTCTGATGTTTCGTTGTAGAAGTCTGCTGGCATACCTGCACTCAATAGCGTATTACGGTATGAGGATTCCAACTGTAAATACTGGCTCACCGAATAGGCAGGCTTATTAGCATTGCGTCGAGCCTCATTGGCGGAGAAGCGTTCTTTGAACGCAGCAGATTCACGTAATTGAATACCAATGTCGTCAATCGTTGAAGATGCTGTTAAACGGCGGTCAGCCAAAGCACCTTTAACATCAGCCAACAATTGTGGGTTATCCATTCCATAGTATTTGAGGGTTGCCTGCAAAATGCTTGTAGCAGTTTCAAAACCATCACCAGTATCGCCGCCACCATCACCGCCGCCACCAGTATCGCCGCCACCGCCACCACCATCACCGCCGCCACCGCCATCGCCACCTGGGTTAACCGCAACCACACCAACACCCGAACCGTAAGCACCAGTCATTCCCAAATTGGCTTGTTCATTCACAGTGTTTAAAGCGTTCTGAACATCAGCAATACTGTATTGTCCAGTTTTTGCGCCAGCATAAATTTCGTCAATATATGTTTGAACTAAACCAGTTACACGCCCACCAACAGTGTTGTACAGGTCAGCAATACTAGATACATCTATTTCTTTAGGGGTATTGTCCTCGGGAGCCTTGTCTTCGGGAACATCAATAAAAGGTCCTAGACCTGGACCTGTCCAATTAGGGTCACGCATCATTACCATTAGATAATCCTTCCGAACGCTTGAACTAAATTAGCAGCCAAACCTCTAGCCTCTTGCTTGGCATTATTGGTTTTTTCCCAACCATAACGAGAATCTGTACGCAACAACTTATCCCATTCACCAGTTGTCATCACACGTTTCTTGCCTTCTTCGCCATAGTTTAAAGCAACCTCATAGTTCGCTGCAGACATGTCAATAGTGTTTGGGTCTACTTCCAACAGTTTTGCCGCACTGGTTTGGAAGTTGCCTGCCAAACTTTCCAATGAAACACCTTGGTCGATAAGGTCAGCCAAATGCGGATAACGTTTCTTGGCAATTTCTCGTTGTTGCCTTTGGAAATCATCCATAGTAATTCCACCAGTAAGAACTGACTGAACCGAAGCCTGGTTTGCGCCTGCAGTGTTGAAGTATGCGCGGGCAGTATTAACTACATTGAGGTAGTCGGCTGATTTGGTTGCTCTAGCCAACGCTATTGGGTTCACATATTTGCCATCGGCACCAGTTTTAAATACTTCTTTGTATGTTTCTTGTTTGAGGCGGTCGCCTGTGTAACCCATGTTGATGGCATTGTGAACAAACTTTGTGAAGTCTGTGCTGTCGAAACCTAAATCACCTACAACGTTTTTAATTTCACGAATTTTTCCAGAGGTACTTAGTTCTCGGAAGAAGTCTGTTCCTTCAAGTTTTGCATCATACGCATTTTTTTCTTCGATGGTTAATGGACGGTCTTTTGCATATTCTTGAATAACAGCAAAGAGTTGTGGATATTTCGCGCGGTCAAGTTCGGTCAGATACCATGCTTTAGCAGGGTTGTTCTTTATGAACAGTTGTTCCCACGCGTTATCTACTGGTGGGGCTTTTGCTCCTGGTACTGCTGGTACTGCCGTTACTTTTTCTTCTGGTGTTAATGCTTGATAAGCGGCACGTAACGTTTTGCGGTTCGCTGGAGTGTCAGCCAAACCCTTGGCTTTCAACTGTGCATCAACATACGTTTTCATTGAAGCAGCGTTACCAGAAGTATCTTTAGGTAGATTGCTTGTTGCAGTGTCTGGGAGGTTTGATTTTCCTAATACTTTTTCTGCAGTACGACCATCCATGTACGTAGTTACTTCGACGTTGTTACCGCCCTTGACTACAGTGACTTTGCTTTTTACCGTAAGAGTTGGGTCTTGTACACCCGTAGCAGTGCCTTTTTCTGCGGCTAATGCTTCAGCACCAGTCATTGTTGTGGTTGCAGCAACAGTTTTTGCTGGAGCAAACGCAGTCTCGACATATCCACCCTCTACCGAGTTGACAATGCGTGGAAATACAAAACCTTTAGCATCAAAATTGTCGTACTGGGATGCAAGCCGAAACATATCGTTTTGATATGTTGCGTACTTGTTTTCATCGTTGGGGTCATCTCTGAATCGTTTGCCAGATGCTTTGACGGCATCTTCCAAAATTTTAATTCGTGTTTTTGCATTAGATTGTTTTAGTTCTATGTCTTTAGATTTAGAAGCAATCGCCTCAGATGCAGCACCTTCACGGTCTTTGGCATCATCGTACATTTTTTGATATGTGTCAACTTGGTCTTTTGCTGTATTGTATTTTGTTTGAATTGCTGCACGGTCTTTTGGCAACGCATTAGAAAGTTCTAAATTCAAAGCATCACGTTCGTCTTGTGCTTTTTTAAGATACGGCAAAATGTCTTTGGATGATTCCAATTTCTTTGGTTCTTTAGGCTGTGCCATTATGCAAGTCCTTTAACTTTCTTATCCAAAATGTCAAACAACGAAGCAGCACTAGTAGCCTGCGCTTCAGGACCAAACTTATTAGAAGCATATGCTTCAGCAGCAACACCAATGTTCGGTGCTTTAGCACCACCATAGGCTTCAGTTGATTTTTGTTTGAAAGCCATCTGACGGAAAGCAGCCTTCTCTTCTGGGGTTGCATCCCTTGCCATGAACTGTCTAAACACTGAATCAACTGCAGAATCTAAATCTTGTTTAGCATCAGGTCGAACGGTTTTTCCAAGACCCTGCACTGGTTTGATTTGTGCAAGAAACTGACCATAAGCAACATCCGTTGTAACGCCTTGAGAGTTGGCAAAGCGAAGAAAGTCTGTCATTGCTGAAATGTCGGCAGATTCAAAACCCGTTGTCGATGGCTTCCCAGATTTGCCGTATAAACCACGTGAGGCTAACGTTGAAAGAAACGCGATACGATTACCTACATCGCGGATTCTTGCAAGTTCGCTGTATGCTTCACCGCTGGCATCATATTGTGGGCGAGCCATAACACCTTGACTATTAACAAGGTTTTGTCCGACATATCCGAAAGATGCTGGACCAGCAGTTTCGCGCACACGTGCAGATGTTGAAACGCTTGGAGCAAGAGCAGTCGTTCCTGTAATCAAACCAGCCTGTGAAGCCGCAGCAGGGTCAAATCCTGGAAGCATGCCTGATGTTTTAACTTGACGTTCTGGGAGTTTAACGTCAGCAGCCAAACCTTTGGTTGAAGTACTGATTGCGGCTGGTGCAACGTCTGTTGGTGCAGCCGTGTTGGTCGTTGCGTTTGGGTTTGGTGCTACTGGAGTATTTGACATCAATCTACCTCTGCTGCAAGTTTATCTTCAAAAACCCTAGAGAATTCTGGGGTTTGCTGTACAAGTGTTGCTGCAATACTACTCAACCAGTCCTTCAAAGGTTGTGCGCGTGGAGAATCAAACGAACTTAGACCTGCCTCAGCCAACTTTTGCTTGGCTGTGTCGCGGGCATCAAGGTAAGTACTGATGGCTTTAGCCGTATCATTGTTCTGTACACGCTTATCTAAAGTGATTGAACGCAAGTCACCAATGAATTTGTCTAGTTCTCCAGGGTTGAATTGGGCTTTAACAGGGAAACCTGGATACTGTTTGTTGAGATAAACACGCCATTGTGATAGCCAGCCGCGTTGTTCTTCGGTAAGAGTGTCTCCCATTTGGTTCCGTTTCGAACGGTAAATCGATGCACCAATTTTGTATTCTGCTCCAGCAAGAATTTCGTCTGCAGATAAACGGCGACGTTCACCTTTGTTGATTTGACGGTTCCATGCTTGGAAACTGAAACCATCTCCACCTGGGGCAAGGTAACCTGCCACACCTTTGTACTGTTCAAACAGACCACCATGTGAGCGTTCCCAATCTGAAAACACTTTGGTTGGTTCAATACCTGATGTGGTTGGTTCTGTCTTATGACCCAAGTACACGAAAGCATCTTCGCCAAAAGTATCAATGAACTCTTGTACGGCAGTGTCACGATTCTTTGTTTGAAGTTTATAGAACTCTTGCGATAATGCTCCAGCAACAATGTCGCCCTTAGCGGTAGATAATCTGAAATCAATCTTTGGTGAAACTGGTCCTGTGAACTGAAACAAGGCTCGCATACCAGCCATGATTCGTGCCTTGTTTTTTGCATCACGATAAAGTTTTGTTACATCGTTCACATCGTTTGTGTTATATGAACCTGACTGTGCAAGATATTGAACAGTGTCGGCGTATGTGTTGCCATAAATGGAACCCATGTTTGTTGTGTCTGCTTTGAGTGCTTCGATTCCACGGGCAGCCCATTGTGGCGCAAGAGATGAGATACCTTTGGGACCGTAAGGTAGTACAAGATTGCGTACAAAGTCTAGTTTTGGGGTGTCTGGGAGTAGTTCTGTTGCAGCAATTTGTGCTACTGGACCAACACCTGGAAGGTTTAATACTTGGAAAGCACCACGTATAGGGAACTGTAATAGTGGTCCTATCCATCCGCCAACAGGGATGTTGAACACATTGGTGTTAGATGTTGGGTCTTTTGTAAACCATCCTGCACCAACATTGTCTGGGTCTGATGAGTTGTAGTTGACAGCATTATATGCAAGTTGTGATTTACGTATTCTTGATGGGTCTTCCACAAGATATTTGGTGTATTTGCCAAGTGTTTCTCGGAACGCTGAAGCAAACGGTGCGATAACTCGCAGCATGTCTTCAAGGTTGCCTTTTTTGTGGGCATCGTAAAGGATACGTTGGGTTTCGTGTGTGGCAAATGCCCCTGCGTATTGTTCGAGTTCGGCTACGGTTGCATCGCCCGTTGCTACTGTTCCAAAAATTTTGTTATATATGGTTTCATTACCAACATATTTTTGTGCGGTTATGTTACCTTTTTGACCTGCTTCGATAAGGTCGGTATTAAGTTGTGTTACATATCTTTCAATGTTTGAACGCAACAATGTTTGTTCTGCCTCAGAAAGAAGATTTGCATTACCTGCTACTTCTTTATAGAAGGCTTGTCTCCATAATGGTGACCGTTCCAATTTGTGTTGTGCTGTTCCAACCAAACCCCCAAAAAACCATTTAACAGCAGAGTCCATCATTCCATGAACTTTGTCTAAACCAGCAGTTTTGTTTAGTTCTACACGGTTCGCTCGACGTACTTTTTGAGACAACAAACCTTGGTTACCTTTGTAGTCAAGATGTTCACGTAGTGCTGCTGTACCGAGGAGCGCAGGGTCTTTTTCGGCTCTGGTAAATGCTTTGCCGCTTGCGACTGGTTGGATTTCTGCTATTTGTTGTGTGATTGTTCGCCCAGGATTAAATGGGTCTGGGGTTATTTGGTCGGTAAGTTTTGTTACTATGCCTTCTTCTTTTTCACCCAAAGAAACAGTGGAACCAATACGCGGAGTGGTGTCTCGTCCAATAACTTGCAATGTATCTGCGCGGGCTTCTTGTCTGGGGGCAATACGAACCTCATCTGTTGGTTTATTGTTTGGTCCAATAACGTTTTCTATTTTTGGTACACGGTCATGGGCAACAATAAATGCAAGGTCTTGGTCAATTGGTCCGACCTGCTTTTCTGCCCGCAAAATGTTTGATACTTCGTGTGTAGCAGTTTCTAACCATGTGTCAATACGTTGGTCTTCAGTAAGTGTTGACAAATCAACAAATTCATGGCGACTTGTTTGTGGGTCAGCAACACGACGAATATCGTTGTCTAGAATTCCGCGTTTTGCTTTAGCACCTTCAGGACTATCCAACCATTGTTTAATGGCAGCATTTCGTTCTGCTGGTGGAAGATGCCATACGGCAGCAATGCGACTCAAAATTGGGTCTGATGCTATTTGACCCATATTGTCGATGTAACCAATGGTATGTGCCGTTGCATCTTGACCACGGTCAACTAATCCAAAATGTTCTGTTCTAAATAACCCTTCATTTGCGGCTTGTGGGTCTTGAAGATTTTTATAAACATTTGATGCAGTGGCTGAAGCATGTTCTGACAAAATATCGGTGCTCCATGCTTTTGCCAATTCTGGTCCTGCATCTTCAAAAGTTTTTACTTCTCTTCCAGCACCATCGGTAAGTGCGCCAATGAACCGTTTACCCATTGCAATTTGCATAAATTGAAAAGGATGCGAAAAGAACCCTTGGTATCCTGATGCGGCAATGCGGATGTGTGAGTCAATCATGTTTCGAACAATAAATCCGCCTGTAGCAAGTACTACTGGTTTCCATACTTCTTGTTGTAGTTGTTCTGCTGCCGCCAATACTTGTCTGGCTTCACCACTCTTGTTGCGTAATGCGCCTTTCATAAAAGCATTTGTTGATAATGCACGAAACTTTCTAAAATCTGGCATAACGTGCATACTGTCAATTAGTTGAGTAAGTGCTGTTGCATCTTGAAACTGCAAATTATCTAACTGTTCTGGGGTAAATTTTTCTAGCAGACGGTTGATTTGGTCTTCAGGTAGATATTCACGCATCATTTTAAATGCACCGCCATCATTCAAATTTCCTGCTGCATCAACAGCAAAAGAACGCATTTTGATTAGTTCTTTTTGGGCAAGTTTGTAGGCTTCGTTTGTAACTTTTTTTGAGCCTCCAATGTTTTCTGTAATTACACCAAGGAATTCGTTGTATAGATTATCGAACGCTACTTTGCGTTGTGATGGGCTTTTGATAGCCAGCGATGAAACGGCTTTGCCCATAAAATCTTCATAAACTTTTGGTGATGCGGTGTGAAGTTTCATTCCTTGCAAAAATTTGCTGAGTGATGCAACAGATTTGGAACGGTCGGCACCAGTTGCGTGAAGCAGTACGGCATCGGTTGGTATTTCTGTAAACCAACTACTGTTTCTTAATGTTCTATACAAAGGGATACGCTCACGGGCATATTCGCGGATACCTGATGTAAGACCCACACCACGAATTTCACCAATTTGTTTTGGCAACAACATATTTTCTGGGCTAGTAGCCAATGATGCGGCACCACCCAATGTTGCTTTAACTTTTAAAGAATCATCTGCTGATGCAAATAGCATTGCTGTTTCTGGGTCGATTGAACCTTCGGGAAAATCAGCCATAATTTTGGCTGCTGCTTTACCACGTTCAACAAGTTGTTCTTCTGGTGTCAAAGATATATGTGCGGCAATGTATTCGCTTGCGCGGGCTGCGTGACCTGCAACACGTTCAGCCATTCTTTGTGCACTGCTATTACGGTCAAACCATGAGAAGAATGGTGATTCAAGAAACGAAACGCTTTCAGCACTATGTAACCCTGCTTCACCTCTAGCAATTTTTGCTGCTGCTGCTGCTGCTTCTTTGCTTATCTTTGGAATAACATCAGTTACTAAACCGCGTTCAACCATTTTATCTGCCAACAATTGAGAAATTTTCTTGGTACCAATAAGACCCTTAACTTCTTCACCAGATTTGGCTGCCTTAAAAGCCTGCCCTAAATACATTGTTGGGTCTGCATAAATGTTTACGGCACCATCAATAAATCCTGAAAGAATTGAATACTCTTTTGAGCCTGGTGTAAAAATAATGTCTGCTGCACCACGCCCAACAGTCCAAGCATGACCATTGATGGTTCCACGGAACTCTTTGGCTTTTTGTGCTTGAGTTTTTTCTGCTTCTCCACCAAAGAACAATCCTGAACCTGCATCGGCACCAGAAGCCAATGTTCCCAACTGTGTAGAAGCAAACCAACCATCAACACCAGCAGGGTCGTTGTTAGAAAATGCTTGCGAGGCAATGTTTTGTGCAAGGTCTGGCGTAAATTGCAATGCGGCAAACGCCCATCGTGAAGCAGTTTTTGCTTTACCGTAAACGTTGCGTTCAAACCAACTTTTCTTTTCAGGAGGGTTCACAGGATAGTTTGCTGGTATCTGTTTCCCTGATATACCTGCAATAACATCTACTGCTTGTTGAGAAATGTTTTGTTGTTTAGCCAAATCTAAAATTACGCGTGGTGGTATCCACGGTGCTTGACTATAAATTTTTGCTACGTTTGCAGCCTGTTGTGGTGTTGATGTTAAAGCAAGTTTGTTTTGTGCTGTGATTGACGCTTGTGCATCTTGATTATTTTTTGTGTTGTCAACAGATTCAAAAGGATTAAGTAATCCGACCATTAGTATCCTTCGCGGATATATGAGTCCAACATATTTGCTAGTTCATCACTGGGGTAACTTGCGTATAGTGCGCGTAATTCGTCAAGGATTGGGTCGCCGTTGCGTCGACCGATGTATGCGTTTTCAGTGGACATGCGTCCAGGTCCAAATGGTGCTCCAGCAGTGACGGGTTCGTTGGGGCGTTCTGTTGGTCGGTCTAATGGACCGTATTGTCCTGGAGTTGATGTTGGTGCTGTAGGTGCGGCTGGTGTTGCGGGTGCGCCCATTGGTACTGCGCGTTGTGCAGCGATTTGTGCTCCTGCTTTACCGTATGTTTGTCCTGGTGCTGCTGTTGGTGCCATGTTCAAATCGGTGCGTTGTCCGTATGCTGCCATTTATAGTCTCCCTCCTAAACTGAGTACTGCTCCTGGTGTTCCTGGTTGTGCTGCTGCGCCTGCTGGTGGTCTACCAAGTTTGGCTAACAATCCTTCCACACCGCCTGCACCTTGGGGTGCGGCTGGTTGTTCTTGACCCATACCTGGTGTAGCCAATCCTGGCATAGTTGCAGGTGCGCCCGCAGGTGCCATCGCTGCTTGACGTTCTTGTGCGCGTTGCTGAGTTTTTTGTACAGCCTGATACAAACTCATGTTCTTTTCAACTGTAAGCATTGTTAGGTATGCAAGGTCATCTGGTTGGTATGGTCCGTTAGGGTCAGCGGCTTGTGCTTGGATACTTGACAGCAATGCGGCTTCTACGGACTCTGATGTGATGCGGTCTTTTTCTAGTTCAGGGTCGGTAATCAACGGGTCGGCTTCACGGGCAGATTCTTTTGACATCAGACCTGTACCCAGTCTTTGACCTAAACCTACGATAAGACCGTTAACGTCTGAACCCGATGATGGGTATGAAACATAATGGAAGTCGGTTTCAAATACTTTGCTTGGTACATAGTTGGTCATGCCACCAGAAGAACGTCCCTGCAAGAAAAATGATTTCTTTTGATTGCCCCAATAAGCAAGTTCGATAGCAATAGCAATTTTGTCTTCTTCGTAGAGTGCTTGTTCAAATACTGCTTGGGCTTCTTGTACGCGGAAGTCAATTGTTGATGACAGTACGTTTTCGCCGCGGCGACCTGTACGGATGTTGGTTCCTGATTCGCCACCGAACTCTGCAGGGATAGCACCCTCAAGTCGTTCTTGGCGTTCGAGACGGTCTAAGGCTGTATCGGTTTTGTATCCTGGGTTTGTTTGCAACTGTTGAATGTCGCCGCCCTTAACAACACCTAACTGCCCTGTTTTTCCGTCAGCCATCTGGATGATTTCAGGGTTTTCACCTGCGCGTGCTACCAAGTATTCGTCTGGGAAGATGCCGCGTTCGATAGCGATTTCTGTGAGTGCTTGTAAACGTGCGCGTGTAAAATACATTCCGAGCACACCGTCATATTGACCCTTTGGGGTATCTAATGAGATACGACTTGGGATAACGGATAGTGGCATACCTGTACGGTTTGGCATGCGTTCCAGTTCGATGGTTTCTAGTCCTGCTCGTTCTGGTGGTGTCATTCCTTCTGCGATTGGCGCACCCATAACACACAAAACAATTTCTGTATCGTCACAAAATTCTAGGATGGTAAAACGTGAGTCTGGTGTCACACGCCCCATGCGGAGTTTGCCAACAACTTTTGGACCGTAATGGTCGATAAGCCATTGAGCGGTTTTGGTGTACGTAAAAATTGTGTCATCTGGTACTAGGTTGTCTGGGTCTTCGTTTGGTGCAGCGTAAGTGTCTAGCGGATTACGGATGGACCAGGTTGGTGTCAATGTTTTAAAATCTGGGCGTAGATAGACTGGGCTGGATGAGTATGCAAGGAAGTGTCTTGCACGGCGACGCATTTTGAGTCCCATTTTGTTTTTGTCCCAGTATGACAAAATAACTTTTTTGCGAAGGCGTGCTTGTTCTTGTGAGTCTGCGTTGTTTTGTTTGATTGGTGGAAAGAATGGCATCGGCATTGTTGATGCGATACGCATAGAGGTTTGGTCTAAGCCTTGTACGAGTAGGTTTGCTACGTTGGTTCGTGCGTTGCGGTCAAGTTCTGATAATGGTATTACGATGTCGCCATTGGCGAGGTCTCGTACTTCGCGCATGCGGCGCAGGATGGGTCCTTGTGCTTCGCGGCGGGCGTTGTAGAGGGCTACGATTTGTTCAACTGATTGCACTGTTTGTAGTTCTCCTACAGTAGATGGCTATAGCGATAATACTATACTTAATTGCCGCTTAGCATCCATGAGGGTCGCCATTGTCGTGGCGGTAGTTTTATGCCGCCGACTGTTGGGAAGTGTAGTTCTGCAAACCAGTTTGCCATTACAAGGTCGGTACCATTTTTTTTGTCGGGTGACCATTTGGTGAGTTCGTCTACGAGTGCAAGTGTTTTCCAGTTGCCGCGCATGGTTGGTAGTCGTACTGCTCCTGAACGGTAGAGGGGTGGGAGTAGTGCTTCGATTCCAAGTTTTTCGTCGAATTTGTTTCGGTGTGTTGTGTGGGGGATGATGTTTACCATTTGTCGTGATTGCCATTTGCGTACAAAATCGTGGGCTAGTAGGAATCGTTGGGCGGCGTTGACCTCAACCACGATGTGTGATACAGGGTAGCCGTAACTGAACGCACGATTAGTCCAATCCTCTAACAGACCAGAGTATTCCCCAGTAGAGGTGTCATAACCTAAAAGTTCTTCAGCGGTGAGTTTGATTCGTTCGACATCTATCAAATATCTTAGGTTTGTTGCAGGTTGATATAACCACCATTGGATACCCCAGAACTGTGATGGGGATGGGTCAACAGAAATCAGTGAAATAACTGGCGGGGTGAGTCCTTCAGGGACTTGACCTGGTAAACGGTCGTTATCAATACAGCCAGGGTAAAGAACACCGTCGGCTCCTAGCCCACCTGTTATCCACACCCGTGAAATTAGGTTGGTGTCGTCTGCGTCGTCTTCTTGTTGATAAACAACTTTGAATGTGCGCGGGTTTGAGTACCTGATATATGATAAATCTTTCCAACCGAGACGTTGCGGGTCTAGTAGTGGTCCTTCAGGGTACGGTTTGGCATTATATTTGCGTGATTTTGGACCGTCATCTAGTTCAGGGTAATAAGATTTGTACACAATGTGTTTGTATTTAGAGGATTTGACTGGTTCTGTGGCAGCAAATGACTCTGGTGTGGTCATGTCTGACCCGTCGTAATCTTCTTCGTCGATGTCATACGAGATTTTGTTGAGGCAATGAGCATACAAATCGCCTGAACCCAACCGCTGACCTACAACAGCGAGTAAGCCTGCTGGGTCTACACGGGCTTCGGCTACTTGGTCCCAGCGTTCCAACAGTTTGTCGCGGGTATTTCCTTCACGGGCATTGTCGACTGAGGCTACGTCGTCAAATAGGCAGAGGTCTGCGCGGTGTCCAATGTATTCTGAGTCAATTCCGTATGCACGTACGGTTGGTTCTTTGTTATCTAACCCGTTACCGTCTAATTGTTCTACAACGAACTCTTCTGCCCGCCATAGTGCACCTTTGTCGGATGGTTTGAAACGACCGTAGTCCACGGACAGGCATCCTTGAGCGTCGACAGCCAGTCCTTTCTTCACAATTTCTGGGTCTGGGTGGATTGGTTGTTGACGTTCCAAAGTTTCACGGATACGTCGGGAGTATTGTTTTGCCATTGCTTGGGAGATGGAACCAATCATTACACGGATGGCACGGTTGCGGACGATAGACCATACGGCTACGTCGTGGAAGAGGGTTGATTTGCCTGCACCTGGGGGAACATTTAGTACAACAAATTCTTTTTCAGGGTTTTCCAACATCTCTACTAGGGTGACGGCTGCTTCTACTTGCCATGGTGACGGGACTCTACCTAGATAATGTTTTCTGAAGAAATCAAAGTCGTGTAATCCTCGTAGTGCTTCGTCGCATAAACGGTTGTGGGGGATGGCGGGTAGCAGGTTGTTGGATTCGTCGAGGTCCTGTTCGTATGCTCGGTATTGTGCGCCGCCTTCACGTGATTTGGTTTTGGTGACGGCTAGGACTGCTGCGTCTAGTTTGGCTTTGGCTGCTTTGGATTGGGCTAACCAGCGTGAGCCTGTGTTGATGTGTACACCTGAGATGCGTGAGGCTTCGGTTATTGATGAGCCTGCTGCTATGGCTGCGAAGAATCGTTGTTTGTCTTCGGGGTTGACTTTACGTTTGGTTCCCATGTAGGGATAAGACTACTTCTTTTTCTTTCCTACACGGTTTTCTTCAGATAGATGCAAAACTGATGCCGCTAAAGTTGCTGCGTCACGGCTTGGGTATACCCCTAAATGTTCTCCTGTTTTGATGTACTGGTTCCAACTTGGACGCAAGTTTTTGGTGTAATCAATTTGGTTGTTAAACACTGTTGGGATGAGAACGTTTGGTCCTTTAGGGTTGTTTGTTAGGTCAAATCCTGCGGAACGAATAGTGGATGTTCCACCTTCAACTTTGTTTGGGATTTCTTTGCGGGTGTTTAGATTGATGTTTCTTTGTGTAACCACTGGGATTGTTGTGGCGTATGGTCCTTGGAGTGGGGGTGGCGATTTAATTTTCTTTTTCCAATCGGCTAAATTGTCGTTCCAGTCCACGGCTACTTCTTTTTAATCTTAGTGTTTTGCTTGTCTTTCATTTTTGATGTTAAAACATTTTCTGCGGCAACTGCAGCAGTACCAGCAAGCAAACCTTTAATGGTCCCTGCGCTTGATGCATAAGAAAGTCTTGCTGCTTCTGCACCTTTAGTTTTTGCCATTTGTGATGTTGCTGCTTCGACCGCTCTAATGCTTTTTGTTCCAGTTGTAGATACTGACTTTCCAAACAGTTCAGTTGCGCCGCCACGTACGCTGTTTAGGACACCAGCATTATTTTTAAGTCTCATGGTTTGAGTAAATTCTTGACCACTACGGACTGCTGCTTCTGCTCCTGCGCGTGATGCTCTTACTTCCATTGCTGCTGCTTCACCAGCACGTATGGCTTGAACTGGTGCTTTGGCTGCTTTGATGATTGGAAGTGCATATGCGGCTACGTCTAACGCTACAAATGCTGCGTTGGCTGGGGTTGGATTTTTTGCTAACCGTAGTACGTCGTTCGCTCCAGTGATTTCCATTTTAATTTTTTCACCAGTTTTAAATGCGGAGTAAGCGGTGCTTCCAACACTTTTTGCTGTATTAACTACTTTGTTTTTAAAATCTGCAAGTGACCCACCAGATGTGTCAGCCATTGCTTTTGTGGCAACAGGTTTACGTGCTTGGTTTTCTTTTTGTTTCGGGTCTTTTTTTGTTGCCATGTTGCAAGAATAGCAGACATGTGGTACTCTCTTGTTACACCTGTCGGGAGACAGCAAACAGATTTAGTTTTCAGGGTTGTGCACCGTTTGCGTGGTGTGGGGCTTATCCACGGGAACGTGGTTCGACCTCCATGCTTGATGTGGGGGAGCAGCGTAAACAACGTCATATGTTTATATTTTTGGTGTCGGCTAAAAGAGTTTGGCTACGGCGACCTGTCCTTTGGTGGGCGAACTGTGGGGGGGAGCATTACTGTGTTTTGTCTTTTGTTACTTTTTAGTTTTACTAATCTGCCGCGTCGCATACGCGACTTGCCCTCAACTGACACGGGTCGGTCAGTCCGAACATTTGTTCCTCTGCGGAGAAACATAAACGATGCTCTAAAAAAGTGTGCGGAACCTAAACTGTATGACAGCCCAACCCCCTCCTCCCAAGTGCATGGGTCAAACTCGAAACGTATCACGGCGTAACCGTTTACAGACAACCAAACAAAAGAGTGAAAACATCGAGCGGTGATATACTTTTACTAGTGGTAGGGGAGCATGGGCAGACGCCCAGTCGCGGTACGGGCTAATTGACCGATTAGTTAGATAACTACATCACTCACAGTAGTTATTCCACCACAAACCAAACCTACCTGCCAGTAACATACCTACCCCAAACAAAACAAATCGCATGAACACTGCAAACAGTTTGTATCGGGCGAGGTCGCCTACTGGGAATGGTTCTCATTATGTGTCTATCTCACTTGGTGATGTGTTGGGCTCTTGTTATCTGTGTTTGTGTTGGGGATATTGTTTGGTGATATATGATAAGTATATTGAGAAAAGTTGGTTTAGTAGTTGCAATTGTCTTACATATGTGATTAAATAAATGGTGTAGGGAATAAGCCTTACTACAAGGGATAGGGGAATATATGACTCGCAAGGATTACCAACTAATTGCAAGCGCAATCAAGCAAGCAAGAGATGAGAGTCTCACCGCTAAAGGCGAGTTCGCCGAATTGGTAGAGACATTGTGCAAGGCTCTAAAGGCAGACAATGTGCTCTTCAAGCGTGAGATATTCGAGAAGGCTTGCGGACTTTAGACAATTCCCCTAGCGTCTTGGGCGTGCCCGTTCAATCGGGACTAGGGACAATGCGAAAGCAGACAGACAACATACAACTACAGAACGGGGAAAGCATGAAAATACAAACAAAAGCCAAGTGTGAAGAATGCGGGCGAGTGTTCGACCTAATGGACGAAGAAGAAGCCAGCGAGTTCTACTACGGGCACGATTGCGAGGGGGAATAATGGCTTACTATCAAGCAAACACTGACCACGAGGGAATAATCTGTGACAGTTGCGGTGATGACCGTTGGACTACTCACCCGAAATACGGCACGAATGTAGACGCGAGACTAGAAGAAGCCGAAGCAACGGGGGTGCGCTGGTCATGGACGCCACGATACTCAAGTGACAAGGTGACTTGTGAGGGGTGCGGAACTCTCACCCACTAAGCGAGGTTATCCCTAGCCCGATACAGTCGGCAGAGTGTCACGCACTCACTAGGGAACGATACACAAACAAACAACGAAAGGGAAAGAAACATGGGTGAAATAGTAATTATGGGCATAGGTTTTGACCGTCCAACGGTAACACTACCAATGACCGCAACAAAAGAAGAAATAGTCGGGGCGATAGTTGCCACAACACAAGAAGAAGAAACGGAAACGGGGAAATAATGACAACCAAAGCAGAATGGCAATGGCTGTGGGAGCAACTACAGGAAGCCAAGAGAGAGATAGCAGAATTGAAAGCGGAACTAGAAGAGGTAGGGAAATAATGAGAGCAGATTACATACAGCGAATAGACCTAGACATCGTGGAGACCATAGTCTCTAGAGAACTAGAGCGAAATAGGAAAATATATGACAGTCCCGAAACAGAGGGCGGATATGACCGAGAATACAAACGCGATAAAGCACTAGGGGCAATGTTCGCACTAGACGAAGTGCGCGTCCAACTACGCAAATACAAGAAGGTGGGCAAATAGTGGAGAAGATTATCTATATTATGCGAGACTATCCCGAAGCAGTCATCTTTATGTGCCTTGCAGGTATTTTTATGACAGGGGTTTATCTTGGGATTATTACAGAGCGCCAGAAATGGGGCAACTAATGAAACTAAGCCAACAACTATTCCACGAAGCAACAGCGCTCTTCTGGACAGATGGAGACGAGGACACAATTTACAACTTGGTTCGCAGGGCATTGACCGAACGGGGCTACGAAGAACTGTACGCCGATAACGCAGACAGCGAGGACGAGGACTAATGGCTACCGCACAAGAGTTGGCACAGAACATTGGCAAAACTGCACTACTACAAGTAGCAGGGTCGGCATTATGTTTTGAGGTAGAAATAGTGGACGCTCGCCAGCGTTACGGTAATTTAGATTACAAGGTGAAGCCCGTGTCAGGTAGTGGCGAAGCGTGGCATCAGGCGGACGGGATGAAAGTGAGGGAACAAGTTACCGTTGGGTAAGTTACCAGCAGGTAACCGAACATATGTTTGTTTATGATGAGGGGTAAGGGTTTGAGGGTGTGACATAGTTCACAAAGATAATCCTTGACAAGTACTCTTATCTGTGATACACTTAGTTACAAGCAACACGAGAAGGGGAGAGGGGGTGAACAATGAAAACTAAAACAACTCAAAAGTTATCAGCAGACATCATAGCGGAATACCTCAGTTACGAGGCATTCACTTTGTATGTCAAGGCTGAATACGATATGTTGGACGAAGGCATACACCGCAAAACTTGGTGCGCCTGCGTCTACCAATTGAAGAAGGCTTTAGAATACCAAGCCGAAGCAAATGATAGCGAGTTTGACACACTTGCATTCTTAGACAACGCTGGGTTCTTTGAGGTGGCAGACCACGAAATCATGTCGGACTGGCACTTTTGCACAAAGCGAGAAGACTATATAGACGAAGAGTAGGTAGGTCGGGTGACTGGCAGACATCGGGGTTCAAGTCCCCGACACCCACGATGAAAAGATAATCCTTGACATCTCATAGTATTCGTACTACGGTTAGACATATCAACATCAACGAAGGGAACCAGCAATGGAAGTAGGACAAAAGGTGACAGTCACCAATCAGTTCCACGCATACTGTGCGCAGACTGGGACAATCACCGACACAGCAGTGGACGAATTAGGTACATCGTTTTTCGTCCAACTTGCAAACGGAAAGAGCATCATGTGTGAAACATACGACATCACACCAAACAAGAAAGGGAAACAACAATGATTACAAAGAAGACGCAGTTAGCACTAGACAGAGAAATTGCGAGAATGAGGTTGCGTGAGATATTCGCAGGACAGACAGACCCAAAGGTTTATACAATCTTGCGTCATGTCTCTTCTTCGGGGCTCTCTAAAGACATCTCATTGAAGACAGTAGAAGACGGGCAACTTATTGACATCACTTGGACTAGCGCACTTGCGTTGGGTGACAAAGCGAATGACCGCAACGGACAGCGAGCAATCAGGGTGAGCGGTGGCGGTATGGACTTGGGCTACCACTTGGTGCACAACTTGTCAATGACATTGTACGGTGTGGAAAATCGTGGGGGTTACACACTCTCACACGACTGGGCGTAACTCATGGCACGAACAAAGCAACTAAACATAGATGCGATATTGAAAGCGTATGAAGCGGAAGCGAAACGAGCAGACCGCAACGCCAAAGCCTTTAGGGGAAGCGGAGCAACAAGCACAAGCGGAGTGTTGTTAGAGCAGTACTGGCTCGCACACGCTTGTCAGGTCAGACAATACAAACAACAAGCAGAAAGGGTACAAGCATGAAGCAAGACACAGAACCAAGCCAACGCTCCTACAGTTGGGGCGAAATGGCTGACCTAACACACAAAACACAGGTTGAGATATTCAACTGGTGTGGGTGTGAAGACAACGAAGGTAATGAGAATCCATATTCAGACTGTCCAACAGGAGATGGGGTAATCGGTATCGCATTAGACGCAGGTGGTTTAGTTTGTTTGCAATGCGCTAACGAACCAAGAAACAAAGGAGCATCATCACAGCCATCATACGAAGAGGGATACCCCGATGGCTATACCTGTGCTGAATGTGGTGACGAATGGTATCCGCTCGGCTACATCAAGGGAGAAGAAGAATGAACAAGTACTCGGTGTCAGTTTGGAACTTAGAAAAGATATACGCGAAGTCAGAAGTGGATGCAATAGCCCGAATGAAACAAGAGTTCTACGGCGATTGGTACACCGCAAGAGACTTTGAGTTTGATGATGTTGAACTAGTTGAAGAGGAACTACACGAAGACTGTTGGAAAGCGTGGAACCTATACAAAGATGATGCGCTTACAGAGCAGTTTGTCAGGTGCGAAAACACAGAGGAGTTTGATGACGATGATGAGTTCTTGGTCACGGTTATCAGCAGAGTTTGTGTTGAAGCAGAAGACGAAGATGATGCCGAGGATGTAGCAAGAGATGTGTTTGATTACATGAACAAAGATGAGTTTGAGATACACACTTCAATATAAAACAAACAACCAACAACAAAGGAGAACAGCAATGACAACAGAAACAATTAGAACAGAAATCGTACGCCAGTTTGAGGACTTACGGTTCTTACTATCGGAAGGTATCAGGACAGGAGAGTTACAACCTATGCAAACTATCGCAATGCTTGAACAGTTAAATCAGGCGCAGTGGTTGATTGAGCAGGGCATGAAACAGGCGGTAGCACAATGACCACCAAAGAATACTTGGTCAATGTTGTAGAGGAAACTTTTACCACCTACTTTATTGACGCAGAAACACCCGAAGAAGCAGAAGAAAAGTGGAGAGCAGGAGAGTACGACCTAGCCAAAGAACGAGGTGGCGAGGTTATAGATATTCAGGTAGAAGAGAACACACCGAACGATAGAACAGGAGAAACAAAATGACCGTGACAACAGAGACAGAGTGGTGTGTCAGGTTCGTAGGTAGTTACTTCAGTCTCATCACAAATGTTATGGCAGAGAACGAAGAACAAGCAGAAGCAAATGCGATAGCACAACTACTAGACCAACACGGGCTAGACATGGAAACCGCAGGGGCTTTTGATGTTGAAGCGTTTGATGTTGAGAACGGAGAGAACTCATGAACTACGCATTGGTAATCATATGGTTCGCAGTCGGGTACACGGTAGCAACAAGACAGTATCTAAAAAAGATTGAGCGTGAGCAAGCAATCCGTGACCGTTACAAATGGCAACTAGGAAAGGGAATTAAATGAGCGCACAAGAACAAGCAAAAGAGAACGCAAAACTACATCACTTCATCATCACCTTTGACACAGAGTTGGGCGAGTGGTATCACAACACCGACCAAGAAGAAGAACACTACCCAATGGGAACAATCTTCAACTGGATTACAGGCGAGTGGCTGAATGGATACACAGGTGACAGCCACTTCATTGAAGGCGAAGAAGAGAACTGCAAGAAACTTGCCGAAGGTTTAGCACACATGAACAAGGACGCTCATGGAAACTAGCAACGACATCATCGACGACTTCATCAACACATGGATAACGAACGAACCCACAGCACGTGAGGTGGTTGAGGTCTTACGTAAGCGTTGGGGTTGGACTGTCCTCATACATGAACTCAATGACTTTGAGAAAAGTTGAGGACACCAGCCAGTCGTTACCGCTACTGGAACTGGAAACGACAAGACACCAAAAAACAACAGGCATTACAACACACCCCCCGATACCTGTATGTAGTAGTCCGACTAGTGGTAGGTAAAGAGTACGGGTGGTGGCGTGGCACAGAACGCAAACACGCTTTCACCCGTGACATCAACAAAGCCTGCAAGTTCCGTACCGCCGAATGCGCCCAAGCAACAGCCGACAACAGCCTGCTGTACAAACTGGCAGATTACAAGGTGAGCAAAATAAACAAAACCATGTTAGACTAAGACCTGAACTGCCCCATTCCGCAAAGGTTTCCCCTTCCCTAGCGTTGAGTGGGGCTTTTCAATATCCCGAACGCAACACCGAACGCTCGGCAGGGGTTTTGCCACCCCACACACCGTACCTACGTTGCTCAAACTCTTCTGCTTCCATAGCAAACGCAAGACATTGCTTCTTCACCGAACAACCCTTACACACTGCTTGTGCATCGGTGAAGATACCTTTGGTCGAGATACCTGTAGGTGTGTCAGGGAAAAAGATGTTCCCATCCATGCCTTTGCACACTGCATCATCAAACCATGCTAAATACTTTAATGCTGTCATAAGACCAGTCCCCTTTTAATGTTGTCAGTCGTCTTCGTCTTCTTCATATTTGCCACACTGTATCTCCCTTGTTATCCGTTCACCAACACACGGACACGGTGAAGGTTTCCCAGTGTCACGCATGAGTTTCCATCACATCATAGTTCGCGTCAGACATTTTTAATAATCGTCCAGTCTTCTCCAACGCAATCCACGAGGAAGCGTCAGGGTCACAGCCACAGCCGACCAGTCTTTGCTTATCTAGTTTTACTGTGAACCCACATTTGTTGCAACGCAACTTAGTTATTTGTTCCACAATTTTTCTTTCACCATAGCCAAACACCCAACATACCCAGCCACATCAACAACAGTGTCATGTGACCACCTACCTGCTTCCAATGCTGTCCTAAGACGCGACAACTTAACACTCACCATAAACAGAATGGCTTGCTCAACAGTTAAAGACACACCTGTCAGCCCCTCAAAAATATCTCGGGTCTGCGTATAGTCCTCTAACGGGTGAGCGTACTCGTCATGTCTGGCACCCGTAATCAAATCGTATGCTTCGGTAAGTACCTCTGCACCATCAGT